TACCATTACTAATACTGTTTACATTTCCGGTATTCATTCCCGTTCCTGTACGTCCACCAGTAGCACTAACATTCCAGGAAGCACCACCACCGCCGCCGCCTCCACCTAAAATAGCAACCCAACCATTTTTAACAGAGTCGTAAATACCACTAGCGCCACCGCCACCGCCGCCACCGCCAGAACATCCTGAAGGACCAGAAGTGCCACCGTTTCCCCCACGAGCTACATTAGAACTTCCTCCTGATCCAGATCCGCTACCAGCAACACATCCAAATCCAGCTGATCCTTGATTGCCCAATCTTACAGTAAATGTCCTCGCAACATAATCAGGAAAATAAAGTGTTGCTCTTCTTCCAGCGCCACCGGGACCGGAAGCACCACCAGCATCAGTACCACCATTCCTTCCGCTTGCAGCTGAGATATCTACATTAACATTAATGGCATAAGAAGGAATATTAGTAGTAAAATCGTTGGAGAATGATTGATCATAATCAGTTATGCTAGTGTCTATCTGTATGACATTTATCGTAACGCATTTAGCATCACTGACCCCACCAGGTCCAGTTGCATAAATGCAATATTGCGTAGAATTTGTAGGAGCAACTGCTACAGATCCGTTAATAACTCCACTTCCAACTATAGGAGTAGGTGTGCCAGAAGACCAAACTATACTATTTGCACTCCCAGTTGTACTCCAATTCAAATTAACATTTTGCCCCCTTGATATTGTTGATGTATTTGAAGTTAATGTAATTATTGGTCTAGTGTTAACGGTAATAATTACACTTGCTGTACGTGTTCCAGTAGCAGTTGTTGCTCTAAAAGTATAAGTTGTCGTAGTTGTAGGACTTACTGTTACGCTGCCAGATGTGCCAGGACTAGCAACACCAGTCATTGTGGTGCTACTAATAGTAGTATTTGCAGTAGCACTCCACGTAAGTGTTACAGATTCAGGAACTCCACCAGAAATAATTGTATTATCAGCATCATCCGAAGTAAGAGTTACTACTGGGAAATCATCGTTGACTGTAATTGTTACACTTGTGGTAGATGTCCCATTAGCATTAGTTGCCGTATACGTATAAGTTGTTGTTACTGTGGGAGCAGGAAAATATATACCACTATTTCCCACAGTAGCAATAGGATTAGTTACAACTCCACCAGCAGTTGCAGTAAAAGTATTACCAGTAATAGCATCGCCATTAGTGGGGATAGAAGCAGAATATGTAAGCCTTAGACTTTGACCTTTATAAATGCTAGTAATATCGTTTGGTGGGGTGCTATAATCAGTTGCAGTTAGAGATACTGTTGGTGGTGCTGGAGGTACATATCCAGTCCAATCCATTGCAACACCATATGGACCACCATTATTAACATGTTCAATCCGTAAAGTATGTTCACCAGCAGTAATATTATTTGGTGTAGTTAACGAAGTGTTGGCGTTATAAGTGTTAAGCGAAAATTGAAGTACATTATCAATGTATACATCAGCATCATCATCTACAGATGTATTAAATATTTGTTTTCCAGTATTATTGAAATTGATTTTCCATTCAATTGATCTAATAACAGTACTGCCTTCAGGTTCATTACCACCTACGTTAAAGTTAGTTAAAAAAGTAGTCCATAAGTTGGCTGGATCAGATCCCTGAGCTCCTACAATATTATCAAGTTGAGGAGATCTAGTAGTCCAACTAAAATCTTCTGTGACAATTTGATCATCATAAGAAATTGTAATAAAAGCACTATTAGAACTAGAAGTTTGAAGAGTAGAAGCACTGTTATGATATGAAGTGTTATATAATCCAGCACCACCAGCGCCGCCAAATCCACTACCATCATTACCACCTACGTAGGCATATCCAGGACCAATTGAACCCGTAGTGCCACCAGGAAACCCTCCGCCAGCGCCGCCGCCAGCTCCATTCCAAGCGGCACCAGAATTCTGTCCAGCAGCACCATTAGATCCGCCACTAGTGTTAATATCAGAAGATGTTAATCCAGGAGCATCAGATTCTCCACTATAACAAATACACGCTCCTCCACCGCCTCCACCAGCACCAGCTAATACAGTACTCCCAATACGAATAGCAGTAGCGCCGCCGCCGCCGCCGCCACCAGCAGCATTCCATCCACTACTACTATCGTAGGAATTATTATTACCACCACGTCCACCATTCCAATATCCACCACCACCATTAGCGCCAGAATCTCCAAAACATCTAGATCCAGGTCCACCCATCGTTAATGTGAGTGTTGAACCAGCAACTCCAGTTAAAGTTCCAGATATTTTTTGTCCTCTAGCACCAGCAGCACCACTGCGATTTACACGAGTGCTAGCAGGACCACCCTGGCCACCTTTACCGCCATGAATAATATATGTAACATTAGCAGCATCCGAAGGAATAGCGTATGTAGTGTTAGAAGTAAATGTTTGAGTAGTTGCCATTTTAGATCTGCCTTACTTTTGTCCAATCATTATCTTTATTAATGTCAACTAATATAGGATAATCAGATTTAATCTCCACCGGAATATCTATATCATCGACCAGATACATCTCAGATAAAATTTCTGTTTCTGGTGTATAGACAGGATCAGCATCTTTTAACTTTTCATCAGTTTCCTCAATAGTCATATTATCTGGAGTTTCATCAATAATAACAACAATAGATTTTTCTTGCACAAAAGAACCACCACTTCCTTCTCCAGTTAATCTTACAATGATTGATCTAGGACCAAAATTATCCCATTGAGGAGAGTATGGAACAGTTCCATCTGCATCTCTATTTTCATTAGCAGTTTCTGCAGAACCTGCCGTTGTTAAAACAACAGTTTCCTTTAGTACAGATGTTCCATCATTAGGACCAGCGATATATCCAGAGTTAAAAAATTTAAGTTCTAAACTTGTGTTGGCATATTCTGTTTCATATACCACATTAAAAGCACCAGAACCATAGTTAATTTGAGAAGGAACTTCAAATTTTCCAATAGATGGTGCTGAAATTACAACTATTGTTACTGATGCTTCTGGATTAAATGAAACTAAATCCGAATTTGATGTATTGTATCCTTCAGCTGTATATGTTGTTGTGATTGTAGGAGTGACAGTAGAATTACTTTCTAAATTGCCATTAGTAATGTCGCCATTCGAGGGCCATCTGATAGCATCAGCATCACCCTCTGTTCTCCAACTTAATATAGCATTTGGAGCTGTTGGTGTACATAGATATCTATTACTAGTAAGATAAACTTGAGGAAAAATAGTTTCAATTAATTCGATTATTGCTGCTGTTCCATCAGCACACCCACCAGTAGTTCCACCTCCAGATCCTGCAGCACCAACAACTGCCGGTGCATATGTTCCAGGAGTATAATCTGCTGTTGCTTCAAATGTTTCGTAAGATATAGTACCATAAGCAACAGCAGCTCCCCCACCACCTCTGCCCGTAGCACCTGGTTTAAGACCCGTAGCTGTAACAGTAAAATCACGAATATAACTATTACTACCATATGTTTCCCCTGAGTTAGGAGCGGTTTGAAACCAAATATTGATTCCACTTGCCGATTTATTGTTAGTTCCATTCAAACTATATGGAGCTCCACCAGTGCCACCACCAGCAGCTGTTGATCCAGATGTAGTAATCGAGATGGTCCAACTATTATTTGCAAAAGGAGCAGTAAAAGAAAGACTATAATATTTTCCACTTGAAGGTGTGAATCCTCCTACTCCTTCTGCGCTTTCATTTTCATAATCTAGAGTAATATCAGCAGTGGAACCGGATGCACTAAAATTATGAACATTAGTCGTGTTGTTAAAAAAGTGAGTAGATGAAGAAGTATATGTATTATATCCACTAGATCCATTTCCACCGTCTCGTTTAACAGTACCAATATATGCACCAATACCGCCAGTAGGCAGCGATCCACGATTTCCATTTGCAGAAGATACAGAAGTTCCAGCACCAGACCAAGTAAATCCTTCTGTGGCTACTCCTCCCTGTCCACCAGCATTTTTTGTACTAACTCCCCCGCCAACACCTCCAGTTAAAGTAAATCCTAAAAAACTAGTTGTTCCACCACTAGTTCCTGCTGTTCTAGTTAATGAAGTATTACCTAGAATATTTTCTCCGCCGCCACTAGCACCATACATCTTAAAAGATAAACTATAGATATAAGGATCTATAGTATAACCACTAATAGAGGTAGTAGAGGTAATAGTAGATGTGCGTGGCATTTTTAAAATTTAATAATGTATTCTACAAGAATGAATGGAGTAACCAAATCATTTAGTTTTACTTGATCTGAAACATCTACATCAACTGTTGCGGCAACACTCGACATATCAATTTCTTGTAGAGGATGTGAATATGTAAAATTTGAATTATAACTGTTTGGAGTTGTAATATTATGTTTATGCTTTGATACTGTCTCCCATTGTCTACTAAATCCAAACTGATGACCAGCTCCACTATTTGCTATTTTCTGTGCATAATCTTTACCACCAAAGAAAGATGTCGCATGATTATCACTATGATTTAAATACACAGTATTAGTGGTATTATGTGCATGTCCCTGGAAGTTATCAATATTCAATGTAGTTTCCGAAGTTTCGCGTTCTACATTATATCTTGGATTACCAAGCATATTAACAGTTCCACTTGCAGCAAGTTGCATATTTCCATTATATGATGCTGTAATCGTATTTCCAAAATTAGATGTTACTTCAATTTGAGGACCAACTCTGTTTGAAACTACATTGGATGCACCTCCTGTATCAACAAAATCATTATTATACAAACCAGTTCCTCTACCACCAATAATAACTTTAGATCCTAAATCAGGTAATTGAAATTGCCCTAACTCATTAATACTAGGATCCGCTGCTCTAATAATAGCACCATCTCTAGCAAATCTAGTTTCTTCACCAACTCCTAAAATTTGTGCAAGATTATAATAATCCTTAGCATTTAAAATACTTCCATCACATCTAAGATATCCAGCAGGAATTTGTTCTTTAAATTTTGTAGCTGTTGGACTATTAGTGGATCCCAGACTAGGAGAAGAATGCACTAAAATTTGTCCTGTACACCCTCCATATCTTGCTCTCTCGTTTGTATAATTTGCCATTTTAGTATGCCCTGATGATGTATACGCAAGTTAATGTTGGTTGTGCTGTATTCATATTAATCTGTAAAGAACCAGCGTTGCTAGTATTATCAAGAGTAGCATTAGGAACATTCAAAGAAGAATTCAATCTAGGTTGAGGTTTCAAACTATTTTGATCATAAACGACCTGAAATGGGTCATGTACGTGTGCCTGTATAGATGAATCTAAGAAATCAGATCCTTCATTACTCACAAACGTTCCATATGCACCCGATGATAGTTGATCAGGATAAAAATTTCTAAATCCATCAGGAATAGTGAAAACTTCACCAAAAAGACCATATGGAATCTCATCATCTTCTGAAAGAAGAGGTCTACCGGTAGATGGTGTTGATGGTAATGGTTGCCATTCTCCCCATACTGCAAGCGGACTATCCGAAAGATTGCCAGCTGATAAGTTAATTGGAGGATTTTCTGAGTTGATTCTACCAACTGTTCTTCCAGGACTACCTAATCCATAACCACTATAACCTTCTGAAACAACTTCAGCTAAAGAACCGTTGTCAACCAATTCTGTGTCTTCTTTATACCATTCTAAACCAATTCTAACGGTATCAACACTATCACCAAAAAGGTCGAGAATATCACTAGTCTCATCATATGCTGCATAATTAACGGTCATTGTTATATTATCATATGGTATAACACCTAGACCTGGACGTTGTGATGTAGGACTTGCAATAGTTTCATATGTTCCAGGGTGTTGATGATTTCTGATATGTTGATGTCCTAGTTTTCGTCCACCAATAAAAATTGATCTTTCTCCCTGACCAGGAACTGCTTCATTTCCACTAATTGCTCCAACATAACCATTTCTATCATTAAGTGTAAAAACAACGTCTGTAGTTACATCATTAAAAACAGTATTAATACCATTATCTGTGTTTTCACCAATAAATGGTTCAATTAATGGTCTAGCACCAGCATCAGTATCAATAACGTTTCCGGTTCCACCAGCAGCTGATGGTGCAAAATATGATCCTTCGATATCAACTAAAGCTCTTCCACCAAGAAGGTCCGGAAGTTTGAATTCTCCCGTATAATTTGGAAACCCACCTCCCAAATTTGAAGTTCCTTCATTATAAGTATCAGCAATTGCTTGTACAAGCAAAGGATAATCTTTTGCGTCTGGCGCACTTCCATCGCAAACAATCCACCCATCCGGAATTCCAGATAGAGGACCACTCCAAGGGATGATGCTGCCTATAACGGCAGCTTTCATCTGTCTGATTGATTGATAGAAACTCATCTCTTATACGTCCATTAGATACCAACCCTTGAGGGAAGTTGGAGCACCTGGTCCACCATCAGCTGATGTAGTTCCCGCATAAACTAATCCAAACGAAGCACGAGGTGTCTGAACAACTAACTCACCTGCGTTATAATTAGCAAGTTCACTAGGAGAAATTCCAGTTAACATTGCGGTGCCAGTATTAGAGGTTTCTCCCTGAATACCGTTGCCATTATCTGCTCTAACAACCATTGATATGTTATAAGTTAATGCCCCACCTATATCTATAATGCGAACCATATCGCCCATCAAAGGATTGGGAGGAAGTTTGACAAGTGTATTTCCAGTGCAATTAATAAAGTAATTAATGTTTGCATCACACTCAACTACACTGCTAGCAGTATAAACCCACTTACGACCACCAGTTTGTGAGAAGTAATCACTAATACCAGCAACAGTAAGAGCACCATCATTTGCAACATCAAAAATTGTAGTTCCATTAGAGTTAACTGTTAAATTACCACCATTAATCGTTAGGTCAGCTGATGCACGATATGGGAAATCAGTATCAGTAGTGCCAAATGCACCACCAATTTGAATAGCACCACCAAACTTACTTACTCCAGATCCATAAGCAGAGAACGAACCATATACTTCAAAGTCTCCAGAAGAGTTATTAAATGTCAATCTTGGTTCGGATAGATCTGCAACACCTGTAATGTCAGTGCCATAGAACTCCAGATCTCCTGTACTGTAGATGCTTCCCGTTGCTGTGTCAACTTGGAAAGTAACGGCTTCAACAACACCGTCTCTACCACCATTTGAAAGAGTTAAGAACTCTGTATTACCTTGAGGGGTCAACTTAAATAGTTGACTATCAGAGTAAGCTGGTGTAGCAGCAGGATTACCCTTGACTGCAGCAAAAGTTGATCCTCTAAGTGTGATCGTATTATTTGTGGTTAAAGATCCTTGAGTAATAGTATTACCAGTGCTAGAATCAACAGTGAACTTATTAAATCCAACTCCAGCAAGAATATCACCGAAGATGTAAGTATCACCAGTTGTAGATTCAACTTTAAATACATCAGCAGCAGGATTGCCACCATCATTAACAATCAAAGATTGTGGTGATGTAGAGATCAATTCAACAATCGATACAAATTCTGAACTTGATAGTCTGATATAATCAAGTAGAGAAATTGTTCCACCAAATTCAGCAACACCAATGTTAACATCAGCAGAACCACTACCAATGCCAGTTAATGGTTCATCTAGTTCACCATTGTTATCAAGATCAGAACCTGTAATATAAGAAGCATTTCCTTGCTTAGTAAACTTAGAAATAACACAACCGTCTGGGTGGTCTGTATATGTTCCAGTACCTTCAGCACCTCTACTAACAATTAATCTAAATCCATTAGGATCTAGTGGATTAGCAATGTTTGCAATACCAATAACACGTAGAATTTCACTTTTTGCTTCATCTCTCAATCCAGTAATGATATTTGCACCAGTTCCGATCGAATCAGGAGATGCTGCATTTGCTCTATCAAGGAAGAGAAGATCACCAACTTGGAAATCTCCAACAACAGGTTGAGAAATTGGCAAATAATAACTTGTGCCAGCAGAATTAGTTCCATTAACTTGGAAGGTAAGGTCTCCACCACCACCGCCACCCAATTGGGAATCAGTAATAGTTAGAACTTCATTATCAGAATATCCTTCACCAGGACTCTCGATGCTAACATCAAGAGTATAGTCAAATCTAACGATAATTGTAAATGTAGAACCAGATCCAGCACCAGAAGTAGTTGCAGAAAGGAAGGAATATGTTCCAGGTGTTCTGTTGTTAGCACCATTGTTGACGAGATTATCAATAGAAGCAATCTGACCACCAGCAACCAAGAATGATGTTGAACCCCATTGAGATACACCAGCGGTATCAATAATTTTTCCAGTTGTCTCATACTTATAGAAGTCAATGTTTGGATTTTCGACACCACCAATTAAGTGCGGAATTCTGGTAGTTCCAAACTTACCTCTACCAACTTTAATAATACCAGCATTTAGACCACCGTCTAGTCTGATATTGCCCTCAACAATTGTAGAAGCAAGAACGTTCAGGGTGTTTCTGATGAATGTAGTACCACCAGTAGAACCTAGTGTAAACGTAGTTGCGTTCGTTGCAAGGTTGACAGTGTTAGTTTGATCACCATCAAAAAGATTAACAACTCTTGTTTGGGTGTATAATCTAGACTCACTAGTTCCAGCACCCCATCCGGTGCCAATTTCAAGATTGCCAGCAACTCCAGTATAGAATGTGCCAATCTTAGTATAAGATGTAGCATCTGCTTGAGTTGCCCATGCACCACCAAGTGTAATTTTACACTCAGATGTAGCATTGTTGCTTACAGTAGCAATATCAACAGTTGCATCATCAGCATTCCTGTGAATTTTAAGAACACCGGTTTGAGATGCCTCACCAACTAGAATTGTCTGTCTAGTGGTAGAGTTACCAATAGCAATGCTTTGATCAACCGTTTGGTTGTTCATAAAGTTCAGAATCTGACCATCACCGGCAAAATTAAGAATCTGTGCATTAGAATTAATAAAATTGAATGCATTGTTAGTGGTAGTAATATCTCCACCATTAACTTCAATATCTGCTTGGAAGTTAGCGTCATCCGAGAATCTAGAATCACCAATAACAACAAAGTTTCTATCTAAGTTATTAATAGGATTAACAGTATCATTAACAGCAGTATTAATACCTAGTCTTCCACTATTAGTGGTCATGACTCTTAAGGTAGAAATATCACTTGGATTTGCACTATCACCACCAACTAAGAATGCATTGTCCTGGTTAGTCTCTACATGAATAATACTAGTTTCAGTTAAGTAAGATAAGATCTTCTTACCGCTAATAAAAGTATTACCAACAACATCTAAGTTTGCTCTTGGTTCAGTTTCATTGGATACAAATGCATTTTGCGATGCAGCATGATCAGAGCGAGCAATAGTATTAACGCCTAACTTGTAATCACCAATTGTTTCAGTTTCCGTTCTAAGTGTCTCGGCACCAATAACACCCTGTTCTTTCCAAGAAGAATTAGAGAAGTCAACACTAGGATTAGTTCCTGCAGGAGCAGAACTTAGAACACCACCAGCACCATTCCAACTTAATGTTTCAATGGTAATGTTATCATTAACTTGGAAGTGAACATAGTTGTTTGCAGGATCAAATGCATCACCATTGGGACTGAATACTGTCCAAGTATTAGACAATCTAGAATCAATATAATTATTGAGTCTAATTTGAGAACCAGATGTAATGCCAATAGCAGAGTTTGCAACATTAACACCATTCTGATCTTTGAATGTCAACTTAACTACGTTAGTTCCATCAAACTCAATCGTAAAGATATTGTTGTTGGGAATTTGAGTAAAGTAGTTAGAGAACACCCAACCAAGTGAACCCGTCTTACCAATTTCTTTTCCTTTGAAAAGAACATCACCTGCTTTAGCAGCAACACCACCAAAAGAAACAAATTGATTGGTGATTAATCTATTTCCATTTTGAGCAACTAAATTGCTATTATTTGGAGAGATATTAGAAGGAACACCGTTAGTAATATGAGTCTTAAACTCGTATGCTTGACCCTTTCCTCTTGCATTAAATCCAAATACAGCGGCTTGAATTTTATTCTTGCTAATTCTAATATCACCAAGTGTTGGTGGAGCAAAGTTAGTTCTATCAAGAGACTCATCTTGCTCATCACCAGTTACAGGATCAACAGAAGATACATTAGAACGAATAATTAACGAATCTCTAACTTCAGTTAGGTCATTATCCTGTACTGAAATGATCAAAGGAGACTGGAATACATTCTGCTGTGAACCATCACCACCAACAACTGTAATGTTCTGGTTGAACGTTACGGGAGTATCGAATGATGTGACTAGATTACCGATATCCTCATCGTCATCAGCACTAGATTGAAGAGTTGCTCTCTCTAGGAATGTTTCTTCACCTGTAATAGCATTAATTTTTCTATTACCAATATACAGATCTCCATTAGAGTTTAGACCCGTATAGAAGACGATACCGCCGTCTTCTTTCTTACTTTGAGCATAGAAGTCCTCATCTGGTGATAACACGATCTCCTGACGCGCAGGGAGACCAGTAGAGTAGTTTCCTGGACCGAATCCAAGATACTCAAACGTGTGATTACCAGCACGAGCAATAGAGGGTCTTCTAAGTTCAACATAATAACGTTGATCTGTTAGAACTGTGCTATCACCAGCAATTGGAATCTTACGATCTTCAGAACCAGAAGTTGCATTACCTACCTGTGCTTCAATCGCATTAGAAATATAATTGTTTTCGTTAAATGCAGGTTGATCAATTAGATCTTCAACTAATTCTCTAGTAACAGAATTTTTGAAGTCGTTAGTTGTTACAAGACCCTGAGTATAGTTATCAGCAGCAGAGAACGTAGGTGGTGGATCTAACAACTGAGAAGCAACATTAAGTTCTTCTGCAGTAGTACCATTTTTCTGGAACCACAACGGATCATTCTTGTAATCTAAAGGATACAAGCTACTGACTGGTTGTGAGAATTTAAACTTCTTAAAGTTTTCAGCAACACCAGCGCCAGTTGGGAATGGCGAAATATTACCACGTAAGCAACTTAAGTAGTAAATACCATCTTGCTGACCAGCAATTCTGCGTTGTAGAGTTTCATAACTAAAGACATAGAACGTATCTTCAATAACACCAACATCCTCAACACTATCAACATAATACTCAATACCAGCACCGTCTTGAATACGATCACCAGGGGTGATAGTATAAACATTAGAACCGTTTTGCTTGTAAAAATATTGGGGATAATTTTTCGCGATTAGTGTTTTTAGAGGTAGCGATTTGCCCATATCCTGGTCTTCCAGCATATCAGCAAACGTGCTTCCCTGCTCAAATCTAGTGTTATAATACTCACTAAACTCTAGTTTACCGCCACGAATATTCTTAATGATGAGATAATGTTGACCACCAACAGTGTAGTATGCATGAATGTTAGCAAGACCAGAAGAATTGCCAGTCCATTGAACTTGGTTAGCAACAACATTAGCAGTTTTATTAACTGTCCATTCACCACCTTGAGGTGCAGAAATTTTAACAGTAGTGAAAGATTCGTTTCTAAGACCAGAGAAATTGAGAGTATCAATAGCGTGATCAAATAGTGTAAGTTCTAGATACTTGATGTTTGGATCTAAAGCATCTTCAACATAACGTCCAGATTGAATTGTCGCTTGAATGCCAGAAGAGAACTTAGCAAACATGCGGTACTCAAGAGGAGATCCAGCGACTTTTTTGTATGGGTCATATGAATCACCAACTGTTAAACTTTGTGCATCATAATCTGCTTGAGTAAATCCAATAAATTCCCCTGAATTACGTTCGTTTTCAAAACGAGCACCATACACAGTACCAGCAACAGGTTTAAGTAGAACTTTCTGTGGTACTAACTTACGAGTGTCATCAGTTCTAGTCTTGATAACAAATCCATTGATAGGATCTCTTGCGTTCTCAAGATAAGAAGGAATAACATAACGTAGTTTATATGTTCTGTCATTTGCTTCACGGTCATCTTCTAAACGTGTGAACCACATATCAGTGGATCTTGGACGATCAGAGTAATCAGACTGTTGGATTCTAGAGAAAATATTATCAGGAGAACTGCTTTCATCAATACAACGTACAAACCACTTACCAGTTGTTATAATACCGTTAGAAAACGCAGGATCATATGCGAATGGTGCTCTACGCTTGTTAGCAAATATTTGGAAAGTTTGTGTTTGACCAGATGTAAATGTGATTGGGTTTACATTATTAATAGCATCAGCATGAGTCTTGTGAATTGTAATTACAGAGTCATTCTGATAACGTGCAAAGAATTCTTTAGTTGGATCAATTCTGCCAAAGTTTGAATCCTGAGAATTTTGTATTGCAACATCAGCATCCGATGCATATGTTGTAGATACCAAAGGAATTCTACCACTATCAAGATCTCTGAAGAATACTTTCTGTGGTGTTACAGAAGCAAATGGGGTATCAAAAATGTGTGATACATCTGTTTGAATACCAGCATTAATCGAATTAGTTAACTTAGTTTTGTAGTTGTGTAGGTCGTATTTTTCGTCAAGGATAAACTGATAGATATCAATCTCAACATTAGCATCAATCGACTCAGATTCAGATGAGTAGATATAGATACCTGCTGCAGCATTCTCTCTTGAGGTTGCGAGCATTAGTTTTGTTTGATCACTACCGTTAAAGAATGTGGTAGTGCTGTAATCTTCTGGTTGTGTTCTTCTGCCAGGAGAAATTACATAATATGTTTTATTAGTTTCAAATCCGTTAGGTAGTCTGACGAGACGCTTATCTACTTCAACATATTTACCAGAAGCAACGTCAAAACGAGGACGTGGAACCAATCTTACTGGTGTTCCGGTCTCAAAGTCATGTGGATTAGAAGCACCAACACCAGAAGTGTTGATTGTAAATACTGTTGCTCTAGAAGCAAAAGCACTAATGTTTGCTGTCTGTTCTTGTCTGTCAACAGATCCAACACCACTATTGATAACGGTGGTGATATTTCCTATCAAAGTTTCAATTGCATCTGCAGTTCCTGCACATTCTCTCTGAGTAGGAGATGTTAATGTATCTTGAATAACAGATGGATCAGTCTTAGGAAGAGTATTTGCCCATTGACCATTAGGTAAGTCAAAGTATAGATCTATAGAACCACTTGTTTGAGTTGCGGTGACCGTATTTCCAGAATCAAATCTAGAATTAGCAACACCAAGTTCAATTTGTGTACCACTGACAATTCTCTTGACATATGTGTTAAGAGGAATAGTGCTAGAAACTTGAGTAGATCCAGACTGAAGAAGTCCATTCACATATGCAGGGTTGACAACATCAGTGTTATCATACTCAGCAACAGTCATTCCGATTAGAATACCACGAGTATCGTTAATATTAATGATCGCAGAACCAGCAGTTGTGGAGCAGTTGAATGCAAGAACATCGAAGTTTCTCATGGCAGCAGTTGCCATCTGTCCGACATAGTTCCATGCATCGATGGTCTCTGTCTTCTCGCCGTCGAT